TGCCATATAAAGAAACAACGTTTTTCGGTCTATGCACTTCACAGGCGATCAGGTAAGACAGAACTCGCAATAATGGAGCTAATAGATAAGGCCATGAAAACAGACAAGGAATTAGCTATGTTTGTTTATGTTGCACCGTTCCTTCGCCAAGCCAAAGCAATTGCATGGGCAAGATTAAAGCAGAAGATAGAACCATTGCGTAGAACCTCTGTGATTGACATAAACGAGGGTGAATTGTCAATACGTTTTAAACATAATGGAGCGATCATTAGATTGTTTGGAGGTGATAACCCGGACGCCATGCGAGGATTAAGACTCGATGGTTGCGTTTTAGATGAGGTGGCTCAGTTAAAGAACGAGCTATGGACAGACATAGTTCAACCTGCCCTCTCAGACAGATTAGGTTGGTCAATATTTATTGGTACACCTAGTGGCATTAACTTGTTCTCTGAGTTGTACTACAAGGCCATAGAGGAAGAAGACTGGGCAGCAGCAAGATACACAGTATTCGATACTGATTCGCTACACCCAAACGAGGTGAAAAGGTTGCAACGTGATATGAGTGAGACATCATTTGCAAGAGAATATTTATGTGACTTTTCTGCCCAAGGTGATGATCAGTTAATTGCATTAGCAGACACAGAAGACGCAGCAAAACGTGTATATCAGAGTGACCATGTCAAATTGTTCCCAATAATTCTTGGCATTGACCCAGCAAGGTTTGGGGATGACAGATCTGTGGTATTCAGAAGACAAGGTAAGCAAGCATTTAAGCCAGTTGTATATCGTGGTATAGACAACATGGAGTTAGCGTCACGAGTAGCCAATCTGATAGAGGAACATGACCCGGATGCTGTGTTCTGTGACGCAGGTGCAGGTAGTGGTGTAATCGACAGATTAAGGCAATTGTCATATGACGTAATCGAAGTACCTTTTGGTGGCAAAGCAATCAAACAACAGCAATACATCAACCGTAGAAGTGAGATGTGGTGGCTAATGAAAGAATGGATAGAAGAAGGTGGTGCAATACCTAACGACATAGCATTAAAACAAGAGTTAGCTACACCGATTTATTGGTATGACAATGTAGGTAGGCGTGTACTCGAATCTAAGGATCAGATCAAGAAGAGATTACAGGGAGCAGGGTCACCAGATTTAGCTGATGCATTAGCACTAACCTTTGCCCTCCCGGTAGCCAAGAAAGTGCCAGAGGACATATACATCAAAAGACGTAAAGAATCCACAGGTAAGACGGAATATGACCCATACAGCAGACTCTAATTTTATTCGTGTAGCACATGGTTTAGATGTAGAGCCATTGCTTAAATTATTAGACGATAAACCAGAATTATGGACAGAAATAACAGCACGCCAAAAAGTAACTAACTCACCACACAAAGATACCAAGTGCATATACGTCAGAGGGCCATTAAAAATGAGTTTGTACTACGTCATGCACGATTTAGGATCATATGACTACCCATGTATGGAGTATTTACAGACAGCACTTGTACCATTAATGCGACCAGTGTTGGAAAAGTTAGAAGTTAAGGAAATGGGTAGGGTACTTATTGTTAATCTTAAACCTAGTGGCCATGTAACTAAACATAACGACCAAGGATTGTATGCAGATCACTATTCCCGGTTTCATATTGTACTTAAATCTAACCAGTGGTGTAGCCAAACTTGTGGTGATCAAAAACAAAAGTTTGAGGTAGGCGAAGTCTGGTGGTTTAACCACAAAAAAATACACACAGCGGACAATGTTGGCATGACAGACAGAGTGCATATAATATTTGATTGTGTAACTAAATATCCTTTATGCCATTTACGAGAACAAGTGTGACCGTAACTCCAGATAGTACAGCTACTGTTAACAAAAGTAGGGTATCCAAAACGGAAATCAAACTTGCTACAGTTGACGAAATGTTGGCAGAAGCAAATGTCTTGTTTGAGGAGCATTACGAAGAGATTGCTCGTAACAAACAAGTTATGAAGCTAAAGCCAGATGAAGAAACGTACCGCAAAATGGAGTCGGCACGGCAAATCTTCATTCTCTCAGCAAGGCAAAATGATGTATTGATAGGTTATTCTGTTAACTTTGTCACTAATCATTTACATTATGCTGATCTACGCATAGCCCAAAACGATTTGTTGTTTATCGGCAAAGAACATAGGGGTGGCAGAATCGGTTTAAAATTGATTAGAGAAACAGAAAACCATGCAACATCACTCGGATGCAAACTAATGCTATGGCATTGCAAAGAAAACACCACTTTGTCTGCTTTGTTACCGAGAATCAACTACGGTGTACAAGACATTATTTATTCCAAGGAGTTATGACATGGGAGTTGTAGCAGCAATTGCCGCAGTTGGATCTACATTTGTAGCTGTTAAAAGCGCAAATGACCAGCGAAAAGTACAAAGACAGGCATTAGAAGACCAACGTAAAGCTAATGAACGTACAGAAGCTCGTGCAAGGGCAGAAGAACAAAGAACACAACAAGAGTACAACAGAGCTAATAGGCAAAATGTTGATGTTGAAAGTTCATTAGACGCTGCTGAATTGTCAGCACAACAGGGAGCATCTGGAACATTGTTAACTGGCAACATGGGAGTAGATCCTAATGAATTAAACCTTGGCCAAAACACATTATTAGGCGGTTAATCAATGAAGACCAAGAGAGAAAAACTACTGACAAGGTGGGGTCACCTTAGATCAGAAAGGGCTACTTGGTGGTCACATTGGCAAGAAGTGACAACATACTTATTACCGAGAAACGGACGTTATTTTGTACAAGATAGAAACAAAGGACATAGAAGACATAACTCGATATACGACAATACTGGTACTAGAGCGTTAAGAACACTAGGTGCTGGCATGATGGCAGGTGCTACATCCCCTGCAAGGCCGTGGTTTAGGCTAGGAACAGTAGATCCAGAACTAAATAAATATGCACCTGTCAAGATGTGGCTAAATGATGTCACAGAACGTATGCAATTAGTGTTTACTAAGTCTAATACATACCGTACTTTGCATAGTATGTATGAAGAATTAGGTGCATTTGGTACTGCTGGGTCAATAATTTTACCTGATACTAAAACTGCTATACATCATTACCCTGTAACCATTGGAGAATATGCAATAGCTACAGATTATCAGGGCAGAGTAAACACTTTGTACAGAGAATTTCAAAAAACAGTAGGAGAACTGGTTAGAGAATTTGGATATAAGAACTGTTCAACGTCCGTTAAAAACCTGTTCGACAGAGGTAACCTAGATAGCTATGTAACTGTAATACACGCTATAGAACCAAGAGATGATAGGGAACGTGATTTTCAAAAGAAAGATAATACCAACATGGCATTCAAATCTTGTTATTTTGAGCAAGGTGGTGATGGCGATCAGGTGTTACGAGAAAGTGGATACAAAGAATTTCCAGCAGTTGTGCCAAGATGGGGTGTTGCAGGTGGCGATATCTACGGCAATTCACCGGGAATGGAAGCACTAGGTGACATAAAACAGCTACAACACGAGCAATTACGCAAAGCACAGGGCATTGATTACCAAACAAAGCCACCATTACAAGTGCCTAGCTACATGAAAAACAGGGATGTAGACAGTTTGCCCGGTGGTGTTACGTTTGTTGATGGTCAACAGGGCAAAATTGAGACAGCATTTAACGTAAATCTTAATTTAAATCATTTATTAGCAGATATACAGGACGTAAGGCAGCGTATTAATGCAAGTTTTTATGCTGATTTGTTTCTTATGTTGGCAAATGCTACCGATACAAGGATGACAGCGACAGAAGTAGCAGAACGTCACGAAGAAAAACTGCTTATGTTAGGGCCAGTATTAGAAAGATTGCATAATGAGTTGTTAGATCCATTAATTGATATTACTTTTGACAGAATGGTAGAAAATGATTTAATACCACCTGCCCCACCAGAATTGCAGGGCATGGAATTAAACGTAGAATTTGTATCTATGTTGGCGCAAGCGCAACGTGCAATAGGAACAAACAGTGTAGATAGATATGTAAACAGTATGGGTTTAGTTGCTCAAATGAAACCAGATGTATTGGATAAATTTGATGCTGATTCTTGGGCAGATGGTTATGCTGATATGTTAGGCGTTGATCCATCGTTAATTGTTCCCGGTCAACAGGTTGCAAAGGTACGCAAAGCAAGAGCAGAAGCACAACAGGCAATGGCACAACAGGAAGCACAAAATCAAGCTGCTGAAAATATGGCAAAAATTGGTAAAGTTGACTCAGGTAACGCCATGGATCTTATAAATCAGTTCAGTGGCTACAATTCACCATCACCATTGGAGGTTTAAAAATGTCAGAAAAAACACCAGACAATTTTGGATACGGCGATATGACAGCCGATTACAGAAAGCGATATAAACAAATGTTAGAAGAACACCATAGTAAAACTAATAAAAAAAAGAATAAGAAAAACGAAAGTGCTATGGAAAGAATTACAAGAATATTGTATGGAGGTAACAAATGAGTTTATACGAAAACATTCATAAAAAACGTAAAAGGATAAAAGGTGGTTCTGGTGAACGTATGAAAAAAAAGGGTGAAAAAGGTAGACCTTCTGCGAAAGATTTTAAAGAAGCTGCAAAAACTGCAAAGAAAATGTATCCTAAACAAAATTAGGTGTGACCGTAATATTGTTATAACTAGATATATTAGAACATGAGCGAATACAATCCTCTCGATTTTAAAGGTCAACAAAAATCTAAAGACAATAAAAAGTCTGAAGAAAGAATTGACCGACAAAACGAGGAATCGGATATCAAATGGCTCATGAGCAGCAAGAGGGGTCGCAGATTTATCTATAGACTTCTGGAACTGGCAGGTGTATTTAGATCATCGTTTAACACTAACGCAATGGCAATGTCATTTAGCGAAGGTAACAGGAACTATGGTTTGCAACTCCTTAACCAAATTCACACTCTCTGCCCCGAACTGTATCCGACAATGATCAAGGAGCAAAAAAATGTCAGAAACGCTGATGACGGAAGCCAACCAAACCAATGAAGGCGATACGCAGCAGCCAGTAGACGCATCAACAGAAGCGACTACTGACACCAAGCAGCAAGCTGAAGGTGTACAGGAACAACAAGTTTCGGATGAAACCGCTGTTGAAAGTAAAACTAGCGAATCAGAAGCACCAGAAGGTGCGCCTGAGAAATACGAGTTTAATAATAAGGTGGCTGACGCACCCAATGAACTCGACCCCGAAGTTTTAACCGCATTCGGTGATGTCGCTAAAGAACTTAACCTGCCACAAGATGCTGCACAAAAAGTATTAGACAAAGTCGCACCTGTAATACAGGCGAGACAGGCTAAAGCTATCGAAGAAACACAAGTTGAATGGGCTAATCAATCAAAATCTGATGAAGAATTTGGTGGTGAAAGTCTTACAGACAATTTAAATGTTGCAAAAGCATCACTCGATACCTTTGGTACTAAAGCTTTGAAGTCGCTGCTTCAAGAAACAGGCTTGGGAAATCATCCCGAAGTAATTCGGTTTATGTACCGAGCAGGTAAGGCAATTAGTGAAGATAGTTATGTTGGTAATTCTGAAGGTGCTGTTGGCAAATCCAACGTACCAAAAGATTTTAACGGCATAGCTAACGCACTATATTCAAATCAGCAAAACAAGTAAGGAGTTATTAAATGGCTACTCTCTCAACCTCAAACTTAACACTAGCGGATTGGGCAAAAAGATCTGACCCAGACGGTAGAGTTCCAATCGTTGCAGAACTGTTATCACAAAGCAACGAAATTCTAGAAGATTGCGTTTTTAAAGAAGGTAATTTACCTACTGGTGAACGTGTAGTTATCAGAACAGGTTTACCTTCAGTTTATTGGAGAGCATTAAACCAAGGTATTCCAAACAGCAAATCAACAACAGCACAAGTTGATGAAGCTTGCGGAATCTTGGAAGCACGTTCTGAAGTAGACAAAGATTTAGCAATGTTAAATGGTAACACTGCACAATTCCGTCTATCTGAAGACACTGCGTTCTTGGAAGCAATGAACCAGACACAAGCTGAGACAATGTTTTACGGTAACCCCGGAACAGATCCTAAAAAGTTTCTAGGTTTAGCACCAAGATATGGCAGTTTATCAGCAGATAACTCTGTAAACGTACTAAGTGCAGGTGGATCAGGTTCTGACAACGCATCAGTTTATTTAGTTGTTTGGGGTGACCAAACTGTTTATTGTCCTTTTCCTAAAGGATCTAAAGCAGGTTTAACTCATGAAGATCTAGGTGAACAAACTGTGTACAACAGCGATGGCACAAGATTACAAGCTTTTGCTACTCGTTATCAGTGGAAGAATGGTCTAGTTGTTAAAGATTGGAGATACGTTGTTCGTATTTGCAATATTGACATTTCTGACTTACTTGGAAGTACTGGTACACAAGCTTCAAGTGCATCTACCGCCCTTGTCAAATTAATGGCTAGAGCATTGTACAGAATTCCTAATATGGCTATGGGAAGAGCAGCGTTCTATATGAACAGAACTGTTCACTCAGGACTATCTATTGCAGCAATGGATAAGTCACAATCTGTATTAGCTATTCAAGAAGGTCTATCACAGTTTGGTACAGCACAAAGCTACTTGTCATTCTTGGGTGTTCCTCTAAGAAGAGTTGACGCACTTCTAAATACCGAATCTGCGGTAAGTTAATTTTTTTTATTACTAAAGGAGATCGAAAATGATTACAGATGCACTGCTCAGAGTGAGCGAAGATCAAGCACTTACTACAACTGCTGTTTCTACAAACACTGTTGATTTAAGTGTTGCTAGAGATATAGGTGAAGGCACACCTTTATATATGAACTTTGCTGTTACCACTGCATTAGCAAACGGTACAAGCGTAAAGTTTGAAGTTATTACTAGCGCAAATGCTAACTTGTCTAGTCCTACTGTTATTGGTAGCAGCGATGCAATCCTTACAGCAGCACTAACATTAGGCAAAAACGTAGTAGTACGTTTTAATCCACTGATCGCTGAAAAAGGTCAGAGATATATTGGTGCTAGATATACAATTGCTGGTACTTTTAACGCTGGTAAAGTTACTGCTGATATAGTAGAAACAATCGGTGACGGTAGAAAGTACTATGCTTCTGGCTTTACCGTAGCTTAATAAGGAGTAACCTATGCCTATTTACAGAGCAAAAGTCAAGTGTTTCGTTGGTCAAGCCATGCGTGAACCAGACGAAGAGTTTGAATATAATGGAGAGTTCAATAGTAATATTGAATTAGTTGGTGGCACTGAACCTGATCTACCTGTGGCGTCAAACACAACCGTACCGTCAGAAAAGGTAAAACCAACTACTCAATCAATTGATTATGAATCAATGACTAAAAGAGAACTCGAAGTTTATGGTCGTTCTATTGGTTTAGAACTTGATAGAAGACAAACAAAACAAACTCTTATTAATCAACTTGAAACAGCTAGTAAATAGGTATTGGTCTTCTTAATGTTTTACAGGGGGCTAGTAGTAATACTGCTAACCTCCTATTTTTATAGGAGATGTAATGGCAACTGAAATAGATATTTGCAACCTTGCCTTGGCACATTTAGGTGATGATGCAACTATTGCTTCGATAAAACCACCAGAAGGTTCTGCACAAGCGGAACACGCTGCAAGATATTACCCTATAGCAAGAAACAGTTTATTAGAATCGCACACTTGGAATTTTGCAGCTAAACGCTCAAGTTTAGCAACAACTACTAATACGTTAGAACAGTGGGAATATGCATATGTTGCACCTGCTGATATGATGACACCTCTCGCAATAATATCTCCTACAGCACAAAACGATTACTCTACAAGAATGTCTTCTGGCGATACACCGGGAGGTATAACATCTAATTATTCTCCAACAATAGTAGCTGGTCATTATACACCTCAACAATTTGCAGTAGAAGGAATTTATATTTATACAAACCAAGAAAATGCATTGTTAAGATATCAATCATTAATAACTGATCCAACAAAATTTTCACCGTTGTTTGTTGTTACGTTGTCTTGGCATTTGGCATCTATGTTGGCAGGGCCAATAATTAAAGGTGATCAGGGCATGAAACAATCAAAACAATGTCAAGAAATGATGCGTGCTTATTTAACAAGTGCAAAACAACAAGACAATTTACATAGAGACATAACAGTTGAACATATTGTGCCTTGGACATCTGGGAGGTAATTAATGCCAAACACACGGACTTTTCTTAGATCATTTTCTGGTGGTGAAATATCTCCAGAAATGGCAGGTCGTATAGATGATAAAAAATATCAACAAGGCGCAGCAACAATGCGTAATTTTATTGCTCAACCACAAGGGCCAGCACAAAATAGACCGGGTTTTTTCTTTGTAAAAGAAGTAAAAGACTCTACAAAACAAACAAGATTAATACCATTTAGATTTAACATATCGCAGACAATGGTTATAGAAGTGGGTCATGAATATTTTAGATTTCATACACAATGTACAACTTTACAATATACAGATGGGTCAGCATGGAGCAATAGTACTAATTATTCTATTGGCGATATAGCAAAACATAACAACGTAAATTATTACGCTAAAACAAATCACTCAGGCAGTACACCAC